AATAACTAGTTCTTGCAAGAGAACTTGTAGTCCACAAATTCTCAGCGTAATTATAAGTTACACATCTATCTATTTGAGAAGAACCAAATTTAGGGTAGAACCAATTAATTTCATTGTATAAAGTATTGTGCTCTGAATAAATAAGAGGACCTGAAGCATAGTTAATTCCAAGATGATCTCCACCTGTTGTAAATACAAAATCTTCAACCAGGCATGGTATAGCTTTTACAGTACCATCAAATTTAAAAAAGCCTCCTTCACCTGACATCCAGTATACTTCACCATTAGAATAACTTAATGCATTCTGTCCAATACACCCACAGTTAGTTCCAACTTGTCTTACAGAAAAAGTAAATGGTGGTCCCACATATTGAATTACATAAGCAGCTAGATCTGTTAAAACTAAAGTGTAGTCTTTACCAGATACTGCTCCCCTAATCTCATTACCTTTATCTAATAAAAAAGTACCTGCAGTATTAGTTGCAGTAGGTTGATATGAATTAAAATTTTCTTGATCACTAAATCTTATAAACATCGGGTTTTGAGTACTTGTATCACCTATTGTTGTTTCAGTTCCAAAATGAAACACATGTCTATCTCTATCTGATACTTGTGTAAGCCTAGATTTAGTTGGAGCACTAGTCATAATAGTTGCTCTATTTGCTCTTGGTGAAGCTGCACCAGCATTCCAAGTAAATGTCTTACCATTATGAATTGTTGCAACTAATATTTGACCAAAGTTATCAAGGCTCCAGAGGCCTGCATCTAGAGTCACGCCACTAGTTGCACTAGCAGTTCCCCATGTACTTGACCCCCATGTAGATGTTCCCCAACCTAAACCAGCTGTTTGAAAAGTTGGACCAACAATTTCATAAGGAGTAACTGTAGCTGAACCAGTTCCTGATGTACTACCAGCAGAGTTAGATGGCATTGTAATTTGAAATGTATTTGCAGTTTTATTTAATACTTCAAAAGTATTACCTGTAAAATCTGATATTGCATAACCTGAACCTGTAGGAACTGTTACTGCACTAAAAGTTATGTATCTTCCATCTTGTAAACCATGACCAGTTTTATTAACTGTTACTGTAGGAGATCCAGATGTAGCATCAAAAGTACAGCCTGTAATAGTGTCATTATCTAAAGGGCTAATATCAAAAAATTCTTCATTATAGTATAAAAATAAACCTTGAGAAGTTCCAATAGCTGAATATTTTTCCCCAGCTATAGAAGTAAAATCGTGTTGCGCTCTTGCTACTCCAGGTAAAGTTTTATTACCTGTAGTTATTTGTGACCAGCCACCTATTTTTTCTGGCAATCCATATCTAAATCTAACAAAATCTCCATCAACCCATTGTGATTCACCACCTGAGTCTGTAACTTGTTTATCAAATCCTGGTTTAAAATTAAGTTTTTGTAGCATAGTTCCTTATTATATATGCTTTTTAGTTTTTATCTATTATTAAATTCCAACTTAAGTTATCTAGTAATTCGTCTATATTAAAGTCTTTTTTATTAATAGATTTAACATAATCATTCAACTCTTCGGTATCAAATATTACCCATTGATTAATTATTTCAAAAACCATTTTATCAGATTTAGATTTAAAGTAACCTATTTTTTCTGCTTTATTGCCTGTAGATTTTAAAGGTCTTATATCAAATTTAAATGTTTGATTTCCATTTTTAAGTCTACCTTCTACATCCCAAATTTCTTTTTTTTGTTGTTCAGGACTAGCTAATACAGGCTCAGATAAAAGTTCTATAAATTTTTTCAAAAAATTAAATTTTTTTAAACCAAGAGGGAAGACCTAAATGTAGACGTTTGTCAAACATATTATCTTTTGCTCCAGGTGTATTACGATTGTTGTAATGAAGAAACACTTGTGTACACTCTTTACCTTTAAAAGGATTTCTCCAATGTTCTAATTCACAACCACTGTAGACTAACATATCCCCTGGTTTTAAATCTACTTTAATACCATTCATACCTTCTTCACCAGACGGCTCTAAATAAATTGGCCAATCATCACCACCTAGATTCATAGTAGTTGATATCTCACAACTAAATCTATCTTTATGTCTTTTTAATTCATCACCGTGTTTATATATTCTAGCATAAGTGTAAGCAGGATATAATTCAAGACCTGTTATTGCTTCCATTTTAGGTTGACATTTAAGTAATAATGTTTCCATAGCTATGTTAGCATACTGACTATAGGTATGTGGAATCTGTTCATCTTGTCCTTCATAGTGACCTATAATATTTTCAAATGGTGAAATGTATCTAGCTTTTCTACAAGTATTATAAACTTGTCTTTGCATATTAAAATAGTTTGCAACAAAATTAGCTAAGTCTTTTGATATAGCTTTACGGATAACTGTATACTTTTTATTTTTAAACGTATTTTTCATTTTAATTTCTACCACACTCTGGACCGTGCCATTTTACACCGGGTCCATAGATATCTGTAAAAAAAGTAATTAAAGTTAAACGGTCTTCATTTATATCTTTTTCAATAAATTTATGCGCCGCATGCATTTGTTTACTGTCGAAAATAACAATTCTATTTTGTCTAGATTTAATAGATATAGTTTCTGTAAAATTATCATTGTTTTCTTTTAAATATTTATTTTCATTTTTAAAATCGTTATTAAGATATATGTCTTTTTTCTTTTCTGTATTTTTAACAGTATTAAAATTTTTACATTCAAATATTGAAGTGCCACACTCAGTATGTTTGGATAAATAAATAATAGCTGTTAAAGTTTCAACATCTTGATGAACCCAACCTGCATTTACATATTCTTTAGGTATACTTTGAAACATTGAATATGCGCTATAAGATATATTTTCAGAAACAGATGGCCAAAGTAATTTTGTTATTTTATTTGTAACAGAAATAAACAAATCATTATTTATTTCATGTAAAGGTAAAGTTCTTTTACCAGGCCAACGCCCATCTTTATTAGGTAAATATTCTAATTGTTTTGCATAAGTTATTACTTCTTCTAAATTTGTAAAAAAATTATCATGCACTAAAGTTGGTATTAACATATTATTTAAATGGATATCCAAGGTTCCACATTACTAATGAATATCTTACTCCTTTCGTTACAGGTTTAACCCTATGCCATACAAATGAAGGAAATACAATAATAGATCCTTTAGGAAGTATTTCATCTGCTCGTCTTAAATGCATATTTTCTTCTCTAGCATTAGGTTCATAATTTCTAAAATCAAATTCTAACTCACCACCTTCATACTCCGATCCATCTGTTAATTGACAAGTCATTGATAGTTTTCTTACTTTACCATGTTCAGGTGTGTTTGGTTTATTATAAGGTTGATCCCATCCATCACAATGCCAATCATAATATTGATTTAGTTTATATTTTGTAAACTGACAAGACTCTGATCTATCCCATTCAAAATTCCAACCAGCCGCTTTATTAGCATGATTAATATAGGGATGTAATTCTTTATATATCCAATTATCATCTAACCATACTAAATTAGAATCTCTTTTCTTTTTTAAATCTTTTATCTGATTTTCATTTAATTCTTCATCTTCGAATCCACCAGTTCTAGCCATACATTCTGACTGTGATAAACCGTATTTAATTATGTCATCACATATCTTAGGAGGTATAGCTGACTTATACCACCAATAGTAATTAGTTAAATTCATAAATCTTTTTTAGAAACAATTCTTTCTTCATCTTTAAAATATACATAATCTAATTTACTTTTTCTTAACATATCTAATGCCTCTTCTTTCTCTTGAACCAAAGGTTCTCCTGCTAAGTTTAAACTAGTGTTTAATAAAACAGGGCATTTAGTTAATTTATAAAATTTATTTAATAATGTAAATAGAAAACCTTCAGAAACTGTTTGAATTCTACAAGAATTATCAACATGAATTATCCCTGGAAATAATTCTTTAGTTTTATTTTTACATTTAAAGTTTATGGTCATATTCAAAGATTCATCTAAATTGAATGTTTTAAAATACTCTTTAAATTTTTCTTTTAAAATTACCCCAGCAAATGGTCTATACCATTCTCTGTTTTTAATTTCATTAATTATATCTTTACTATGTTTATTTCTAGGATCAAACAAAATAGACCTGTGTCCTAACGCTCTAGGACCTGCTTCAGGAGCACTATCAAAAATAGCAACACTTTTTTGTTTAATTAATAAATTACAAATGTCTTCTTCTGTGCATTTTACACCTTTGTTTATTTTGTTGTTTTCATAGTAATGATAAAAATTATTTTTAGGTTTTATAATTTTACTATCTTTTGTTGTATCCCTATATTTGTAATAAGCGGCTCCTATTGCAATCCCAGTATCATCAGCTACTGGTTCAAAATAAAAATTTGTATTAGGTAAATTTTCTAAATAAAAATTATTAGCAACCACGTTCAATCCATATCCTCCAACAATACAAACATTGTTTATTTTAGTTTTTTCAATATATTTTTTAATTAATCTTAAAACTTCTTTTTGAGTTTCTAGTTGAACATGCTTTGCTTTATCTGCATAAAACTGATAATTATTTTTATTAATATCATTTGTTATTTTATTTTGTTCACCTTTAAAACAAGAAACACTTTCTTCTCCATCATAATTAATTAAGTTATTAAAATAATTTGGTATAGGATTACCTTTTAAAAAAAGTGAAGGGTAGTCATGGTTTTTACCATAAGAAGAAAGCCCCATAGTTTTTCCATTTTCTAGAATATCTTGTTTTATTAAAACAGTTGCAGCTTCATAAACTTTAACAATAGAATATTCATTGTCTATATTTATTTCACATTCAGAATAGTTATCTTCAATTGTTTTTTTTAGATCATCTTTATTTGTACAAACATGTGGATTAGTCCAAAAAGATTTATATATTGGAGAAAAATTATTAGGATAGGAACATTCAAAAACAGTTTCTGATTCTCTACAAGCTTCTGAATTATTATTAAAAAATATTGAACCATTTCTATCTATAACAAAAGTCAATGCTTTTTCAAAACCACTGTTATAAAAAGCCGAAGACGCATGACAAAGGTGATGTGTTAAAGAAGAGAAATTTTCCATATTTAAATGAAATAATTTTTTTATATATTCTTTAAAAATATTATAAGACCCATTATAGTTTGAAGGAGTGCAATATAGAATATGATCTATCTTTCCTAAATTTTTTCTTTTGTACAATTCTAAACTTTTAAAAGGAGACTTATCTCTTTTTAATCTAGTTAATCTTTCTTCTTTACAAAAAAACTCTATCTTTCCATCTTTAATAGAACACACAGAACTATCGTGTGTAACATTAAAGGCTAAAACCCTCATTTGCAACGTCCTTATAATTTATTGTCAGTATGTAATTATTATTTTCTGGTTGGTGGTTAGATATAATATAATTATTTGTAGAAGGAAACATAATAAACATATTATTTTTAAGTTCTATGTCCCAATTTCTATTTTTTATTCTATTATCATCATAATTAATTCTTACAAGACATTGATCAACATCTACTCCATAAAGTAAAGTAAAGTCAGGTGAGTTTTTTAAATCTAATAAATTACAACCAAGTAAAGGTAAAGTTAATTCATTTGATTTGTAATAATTTCCAGAAGTTGTTTTAGAAACAATTCTAATTTTATGTCCTAAATAAATATATTCTCTTATATAAGTATCTAACTTATCCCAATCTTTTGAAGATTTAAATTTTTTATTGTCTAAAGAAAATTCTAATATATGTTTTGATAATTTATTTCTATTAATTTCAAAACCTTTAGGCATTTCTACTTCACCACAATACAAAGCTTGCTCTGATAAAATTTGTTTTTTCACAAAAAATTAACTTAAATTATCTGTTAAATCCCAAGTTTGATTTGATTCGTTCCAATTGTAACCCCACCCATGAGTTCCCGCTGTTATTTGACTTTCTTGTTCAGCTGTCAATGATGGAGCATCACCGATTGGTGATTTCCAAGATGCAGTTGCAATATGTTTTACCCAAGATGGATAAGGTTTTTCAGGCCAAAAAATTTGATCATCTGCGTTCCAAGTATAACCTATACCTGCGTAATTTCCTCTTAAAGGTGTTCCGCCATCTTTATGTGTATTACTAATTGTATTATATGAAGTTTGAATCCACATTTGTGCAGGCCAATTATTGTGTGTTTCTAAATATTGTTGTCCCACTGTTTCATCTTCAACGCTATCAGCATTTAACATATCACTATTATTTAAAGTTAGCACTTCAAGAACTTCGTTGTTTTCATTTATTTTTGCAAAATGTGCCATAATTATATTATCCTCTATTGAAACTTATACCTTATAATAACAATTCCAGAACCACCAGATCCACCGTCTCCACCGTTTGTCCATCTTCCAGCACCGCCACCGCCACCGGTGTTAGCTGTACCATTTTGCCCTGATATAGCAGGATTAGCTCCGGCATCTCCACCGCCACCAGATCCTCCTGAACCTCTTTGTGATGGAGGACCATTTGTTCCGCCACCTCCACCACCAGCTCTTGTTGTTGATGATGCATTAATTGAACTTTGGGCTCCACTACCGCCGTTACCGCCTTTTTCACCTCCACTTCCAGCTTGTCCAGCAGAAGTAGCTCCACCTCCGCCACCGGCTCCTTGTGAACCTCCAGCGCCTCCGTTTCCACCATTTTTACCTTGAGGTGGACTTACTGATGGTGAGTTTCCACTTCCACCTGTACCGCCGTCTTTTCCAGCTCCTCCACCAGAACCACCGGATCCGCCGTTTGAATTATATAATCCGAAACCTCCACCGCCAGCAGATGTTATAC